ATGGAAGACCCGAGCAGTCAGGATTTGTTACTGCAATTTGTATTATTAGTTGTTTTGACCTTTTTAAATGCTTTTTTCTCTGCTACAGAGATGGCTATGGTTTCTCTTAGTCGCTCACGTGTTGAACAAAAGGCTGAAGAGGGGGATAAACGCTATATCCGTTTGCTAAAGGTACTTGAAAACCCCAATCACTTTTTATCAACCATTCAAGTTGGTATTACTTTAATTACAATCTTGTCAGGGGCTAAACTAGCAGACTCTCTAGGACAATTGATAGCCTCATGGATGGGAAATAGCGAAACTGCGCACGCAATCGCAAGCTTCCTGTCACTTGCTTTCTTGACCTATATCTCTATCGTTTTTGGCGAACTTTATCCTAAACGCATTGCTCTAAATCTTAAGGATGCCTTGGCAATCCGAACTGTACCATTTATTATTGCTATCGGTAAGATTGTGAGTCCCTTTGTTTGGTTGCTATCTGCATCAACTAATCTTTTGAGCCGTTTGACGCCGATGACATTTGACGATGCAGACGAAAAAATGACTCGTGATGAGATTGAGTACATGCTGACTAAAAGCGAAGAAACTTTGGATGCTGATGAAATCGAGATGTTGCAGGGGATTTTCTCACTGGATGAACTTATGGCGCGTGAAGTCATGGTTCCTCGAACAGATGCCTTTATGGTAGATATCCAAGATGACACTCAGACCATTATCGAAAGTATCTTAAAACAAAACTTTTCTCGAATTCCTGTTTATGACGGCGATAAGGACAATGTCATTGGTTTGATTCATACAAAGAATCTGCTAAAAGCAGGGTTTACCGATGGTTTTGATAATATTGTATTGAGAAAGATATTACAGGAACCTCTATTTGTACCTGAAACCATTTTTGTGGACGATTTGTTAAAAGAACTGAGAAATTCACAAAGACAGATGGCTATTCTTCTTGATGAATACGGAGGAATGGCTGGATTGGTAACACTTGAGGATCTCCTTGAAGAGATTGTTGGTGAGATTGATGATGAAACTGACCGTGCTGAAGTCTATGTTCATACTATCGGCGAGGACACTCATATTGTCCAAGGGACAATGAATTTGAACGATTTCAATGATTATTTTGATGTCGAGCTTGAAAGTGACAATGTAGATACTATTGCTGGTTATTATTTGACAGGTGTGGGAACTATTCCAACATCTGAGAAACTCAGCTATGAGTTAGATAGTGGAAATAAGCATATCACCTTGACAAATGACAAGGTAAAAAATGGTCGTGTCACCAAGCTTAAGGTTCAAATCCAAGAACTTGAATCAGAAGAAGAAACTGAATAAAACAAAAGCTTTATCAGAGAAAACTGATAAAGCTTTTTAAGTGTAAAAAAGAAAAGACTCCGTTAGGAGTCTTCGTTTATATAGAGGCGGTAGACGGATTAAAAACTATTGATTTATCGGGCTTTATGGGTAGTTCGCCCCAAATCCGCCCCAAATTTAAGCAGTTAGGAATATTTCTTTTATTTGCTCGAAGTTCTTATCCGCAAGTGCTTCCATTTGGTGCGAGTAGACCTTTAAGGTTATATCTGGGCTTTCATGCCCTAGTAGTTTCGATATGGTCACAATGTCAATGCCTTTGAGTATCAGGTAAGAAGCGTATGTATGCCGTAAGCTATGGTTTCTTACTGGACGACCTACAAGCCTTTTTATCAACTTGTTACAGGCAGAGTTTGAAACACCAAAGCAGACACGGTTCTTTATGTTCGCTTGCCAATATTTTTTCTTGTAAGTCTTCAGCGTTTCAATCGTGGTTTTATCGATTGGCACTTTCCTTTTTGACGTCTCATTTTTTAGATCAGCAAAATCTTGCGTTTTGGAATAATCAAAGGACTTGTTTATATCTATTATCCCGTTTTGTAGGTCTATGTCACTCCATGTTAGCCCTAGAGCCTCAGAAAAGCGCATACCAGTCACTGAAAGTAGGTAGAGGGTAAAATAGGACACGTACTGTACATTCGAGCGTGTGGACGAAATTAGAGCCTTATACTCACTTTCTTCCAAGAAGTCGTTTTCTTCTGCTCGGTTTTCGATTTGTGATTTTACTTTAGCATCTTCAGCAAAGTTGTAGCTGATTACTTGCTCTCTGACTGCGACCTTTAGAGCGCCTTTTATCTGATAGTGGAATTTCTCAAGGGTTTCTTGAGCGTATTTCTCGCCAAACTCATTGAGTCTTTTTTGATAATATAAAGGTGTTATGTCCTTTACTTTCAAATCTTCAAAATAAGTTTTGATATGTTTCAGATTTTTGGTGTAAGTTTCCCAGGTCTTATCCTTGACGTGTGGGCGCTTGTATACGTCTGACCAGGTCTTTACAAAATCATAAAGCGTGACATCTTTGTCTGTCAGGATATTCTCTGATAGGTTATTCTCTATCTCCCTTGCTGCAACTTGAGCCAGTTTCTTGGTTTTAAATCCGCTTTTTGATTTCTGCTTATACTTGCCGTCTGTATCCTTGTAAGATATTCGGTATTCCCAACCGTTATCTCGTTTTCTAAAGTATGCCATTTGCTTTTTACCTCATTTCTTGATAAAATGGGTATAGTAAAGAGGGCCATTTAATGCCTTTTACTACCCTGATTGCCTCATGCTCTCGGTCGCCAAACTTTCAGAGCGTGGGATTTTTTATTTTGAAAAGCGTAAGAATTAAATTTATTCCAGACCTGTTGCAATTTTTGTAACCAATAAGAATGAGCCATCCTCTTGTTTCGCAAATGATAAAATAACACTCTTGTATTCTTTATCAAACGAAGTATAAGAAATTGTTTTATTTTCGTGATCATTAACTGTAGTTGTGTTAGTGTCGCTTGGTTCGCCGTGTTCACGAATGACATCATTGTAGTTAGTTCCACCAGCGCCATTGTTGACAATATCGCCTTGCTTGAGAGCGTCAAATTGTTCTTTTGTCCAGTTAAATTTAGTATCCTCTTGTTTTTGTGAAGAGTCGCTTGATGAACTTGTTGAAGTCACCGATTGCTCAATATCTTTGCTAAGTTTATCAAGTGATTTAGCATACATAGCTTGAGTTCCAAGCACGATAGCAATCGAAACAACAGATAAAACAGTTCCGATAATAGCTAGTGTTTTTTGCCGTTTTCTATTTACTAAGAAACCGATTAGCCCAAAAATCAAAGCTAAAATCGCTAGAATGAAAGAAAAATTGTTGATGATAGGTATCCAAGAGCCAAGTAGAGCAAGCGCTCCAAAAATAATAGCTAAAATACCTAAAACTTTACGTTCCTGTTCCATAAGAACCCTCCTAACAGCTTTTATTGTGGTTCAGTTGTTGCACATTTTTTAATTTAATAACGCTTTATATTCTTCTTTAACCATTACTTTCTCAGTAGTGGTTTTTATTTTTCTCTATACAAATCCACGACTTCGCCAATAATTCGGAAGTCGGTCTCTGGTGTAATTGGCATATCTTTGTACGCTGGGTTTAGGCTATGTAGGTATGCCTGGTCTTTATCAATCACTAGTTGCTTGATGTAAGCATCACCGTTGTAGTTAAACACTCCGATAACACCGTCATTCAAGTCAACACTTGTCTGGATGAATACCAGGTCGCCGTCGTGATAGTCAGGCTCCATGGAGTCACCCTTGATTGGGATAACAAAATCGGCATCAACATCTACTGGCAACTCTATCCGTTCTACTCGTACATCGTTCAAATACTGCCCTGTACCTGCGGATGCTGGGTGGTCGTAGTAGTCGTAACTGTAGAGCTGAATCACTTCCGATACTTCGTTTATCTTCGTTACTTCTTCGTTTCTCTGCTCTTTCAGTTGCTTTTCAGCGTATGTCAGGACTTTCTCCTGCCTTGGCTGGTGCAACTGGTCGTAGATGGTTTGGATTGGGGAAGTGGGAGAGATAGGTATATTACATGGTTCTCCCACCATAGAGTAAACCACAGGATTAGAAGTAATAAATCTCGGATCTAGAGTAGATTTTGGGACTCCAAAAAAATCTGCAATTTTTTGAACATTACCCGGGATTGGCAAAGAAGTTCCTTTTACATATCCCGTCAATGTGCTAGGCGGTATCCCTGTCGCTCGAGATAGCTCAGCTTGCTTACAATTTCTATCAGATAAAATTGAGTTAAGATTTGCAGAAAAGACTTTCATATCCTCTTTATCTTGAGGAGTTAATTTTCCTCGTCCTCTTGCCATATTTCCCCCTCCTATATTCTTTACTATATAATACCGTTTATTTTCGATTTTGTAAATAAAAAATTCGAAAAAATTACGAAAAAATCGAAAAGTTATTGACATACGATTTAAATCGTAGTATAATATAATCAAGCTTAAGGAAATAACAAAACAAGCAGGAGAAAAACAATGAATAAAGGACTTACAACACAAGAACAAATCGCACTAGCAAAAGAAATCTTACAAGTTAAGAATCGCAGAGAACGTTCTTTGAAACTTGGAGAAATCCTAGATCGTGAAAAACTATCATCAGATGATATGTACGCATTGTACAATACACTATTAACAGCTATTAAAGTTTATGGCGACGTTATCGGATTTGATGATAAAGACTTTCAAGAAATGGCTCTTACAATCTTAGTTCTTGAAAAGGTTGAAGATGCTAAACAAACTAGGGTAGCGTAGAGGGGTGCGATTCCCCTCCTAGTTATTGCTCACAGAGCGAAAAAAGAGAAAGGAGAAGAAAGATGAATGAACTCGAAAACCCCTCAACGAAGTAAGGGGGAAGGAAGAACTTGAGTAATAAAAAGCCTTGACCTACTTTACACTAGATCAAGACCTGCACACTTTGATAAGGTTTCACAATCGGTGTAAAGCGACTGGTTTAAACTTCGCTGGTCATGCGTCCAGCACTGCAATCAACGTGGTTTGGCTAGTCTTTGAGTGCCGCTCGGTAGTTGTCTGTCAGTCCCGCTATAAGCAGAGCTGCAGTCCCTCTTATAGTCGGCGACAGGCTCCATGCAGTCGCACTCGCAGTAAAAACGTGTTGGTTACCTAGCCAAACTGAATCACTGAACCACAGTCCCCTTCAAAAATTTTGCCAATTTGCATCAGCTCCTTTCTTGTTAAGGATAATATAAATATATACTGTTTTTGAAGGGGTTACATCGGTCTTAAGACTGATGTTTGGAGACAATCATGGAAGATAAAATCATCGAACTTGCTGACTACTTCATCAGCGAAAACACAACGTACAGAGAAGCTAAAATAGCGTGTGAGAAGCTATTGAGACAAGTCAGCCATGAGATTGAACTCAGGGCGCTGGAAAGTGAGACGGTATGAAAGGAACAATTGCAGTAAATACATCAGAACACGATGTACTATTGACAGCAAGAAAAAATCACCCTGCTGTATTCGTCGATGGAATGTTTCTGGACGGAGTTGAGCGAGTGGAATTTACCAGTCATTTCCTGGAAAGTTGTGAAGTCGTTCTTACGTTCAATGAACGAGTAGAAAACAATCCTTTCCCTTTAAACGATGTCAGTCGATTAGAAAAGTTATTTGGTCAGGCTTCAAACGGGCAATCCTTACGGGATATTGTCTCGCAAACTCTCGAAGATGGAAATTAGTATCCAGACCATCAAAGAATGACACATGTATACTGAAGCTTTCTTTTCCATCTTTCTTGGCTCTTTCGTATTCTTTGCCAAGGATAATCAGAGAAGCTTCTAATTGATAATCAGTCATAACTTTACCTCCTTTCTGACTACATTATGACTACATTATAGCAGAATTGCGAGGAACAAATAGAAAAATAAGGAGGTAGAAACGTGCCGAAAATGACATTGAGAGCATTAAGAACGAATTATAACTTATCTGCAAAAGAAGTCGCCGATAAACTTAACATTCATCAACAAACACTGTTGAAGTATGAGCATGATAGTTCAAAAATCCCAATGGATCTTTTAGACAAACTTGCTCGACTATACAATGTCGAAAAGGATTTTATTTTTTTAGGCAAAAAATACGAATTAAATCATAATCTAGGAGAAGTGTGAATGGACAAACGAGAGTTACAGAAAGGGGCTTAAATATGAGGTATGCAGTATATTCTAAGAAATACTCACGAAAATTACACGGCTATCAATAACACTTTCACTCAAGATAAGCAACTGAAACCAGCTACAATAGGGATTTTGGCAGTCATACTGACTAATAAGTCTGATTGGGTTGTGTATCCTGACGAGATTGCACGACGTCTAGGGATAAGTAGGCGCACGGTAGATGAGCACTTTAAACTTTTAGAGAAAGCTGGTTATCTCAGAGTATACCGCTTAGGGCTAGGCAGAGGTAAAGGTGTCTCAGTACACAGATTTTTTTCAGATATGCCTATCTCAGATGATTACTTTGAGTATCTAAAAACTAATCTTGAAAAAGAGTTATCCACAGATGACGAAGTTTAAAAATACAGTTGGAAAATATTGCCATGTGTAAAATTGCCATGTGTAAAATTGCCATGTGTAAAATTGCCATGTGTAAAATTGCCATGTGTAAAATTGCCCTCTAATAAGTACTAACTATACAACAAGTACTAACTATACAATAATCTAAGCCTAACGGCACTAACTTAGTAATAAATACTAACTTACAACAAACTCCTACTTCTCTTAATAAATAAAAGAGAGGAATTTAAAATTTCTAATTTAGAGCTTTGCAGAAAGGGGAGGGAGAAAATATGAAATTAAAAAAGAACCTGTTAAAAAACAAGTCCTTATCTCAAAAAATAGGGAAATCCTTTTTGATCTAGAATCTGGGAAATTCTATTTTAAAAAGTCACAATAACTTCACCATCAATAGTTACAACGTACAGAGAAGCTAAAATAGCGTGTGAGAATCTATTAAAACAAGTCAGCCATGAGATTGAACTCAGGGCGCTGGAAAGTAAGATTTCTAAATAAAAAAGCACCTGACGGCAATCAGGCGCACAACAAAATTTTTCTAAAGGAATTATAACATGAATGATCTAATGATGCAAATGCTAGACCAGTTCGAAGCTGGATTGATGGATAGGACGCTCAAGGTCATGACAATTGTGACCGATGAAAAAAGGCGCTATCCAATGGAACTGAACAAATCACAATGCTCAGAAATGTTACTTGGAACAAAGGACACGACGACATTCGACGAGCGCTTCAACCGACACGCAGACTTTCCACGAATTGAAGGCAAGCGTGAGAAATATCCAAGGGATGCCGTGATTGAATGGTATCACGAAAACTGGCAGAAAACTGCAATATAAAAAAGGAGCAACAATGAAACTATTTACTAAATTTAAACTCAAACACAAACAACTTTTTAAGGCAATCAACCTTGACTGGAGAGTCGTCGCAGTCGAGCTTATGGATGACCTTAACGAAGAGCGCAAACGTGGCTTCATGCGTGATCAAAAAATTTACGATTTGGAGCAACGATTAGCCATCTACAAAGAAAAAGAACAACTTAATCAAAAGGGAGAACAATAACATGATCAACGTACTAAAAGCAATCAAAACAATCAAGAAAATTGAACAACTTCAGAAAGAAATGCATACTTTCAGTTTAGCCTTTCTGGCTCTACAAGATGTCGGATTGATGCCAGACGATGAAAAGTCGAAAGCTAAAGCCAAAGCGATGCACGATGTTAGTCACATGATCAAGGACGTCTTGGACGGCAAGTCGGTTGATGAAGCCACAGAGAGACTTTCAATCAAGATTGAAACGAAAGAAGAGGAGCAGGAAGAGGATGACGATACTAGAGATTGAGAATAAGCTCTATCCCTGTGTATCAGTCAATGAATGCAAGCGCCTTGATTGGTACAAAAAACATGACATCAAAAAGTACCTGAAGGAGATTTCTAAACTTTGGAGAAAGTACGAGGACCAATTAGATGGACGGATTTTTTAACTATGACAGGGATATGATGGATCCACCTGAAGAACGAGAAGAACTCGACCCAGAGTTGTATGTATATATTGGTTGTGGCCAATATCGCTATGTAGGTGATGAAATATAGAACCGAAAAGGAGCACACATGATCAGCAGAGAAATGAACGCAATTGAAATTGAGGTTTTGAACCTGATTGCAAATAAAGGAAGTTTTGAAAAACCTATCTCATCAAATGATCTACGAGGTGAGACAGGGTTGTCAAAGCGTCCGCTTGAACAGGTAATTGAAAGCCTAAGGGTAAACTTTGGACACCCGATTGTGGCTAAGAAGTTTAAACCAAACGGCTACTATCTTCCTAAAAACGAGGAAGAAAGGCAGGCAGGTTTGGCACCATACAGACGGCAAATCCTAACCGAGCAAAAGAACTTGTCCATCGTTATGGCCGTGGATCTAGAGAAGTATTGGAATTTAGAGCATGATTGAAGAATTACTTGCAGAAATTGGTCAATGGCGCTCTGACTACATACATCTTGGAATTGAGCTCGGAAAAATTATCAACGAACAACAAGATATTATTGTGAAATTGCAAAATGAAAACAGACGATTGAAGCGTGAAAATCGGAATTTGAAGAAAACGAAAGGAAGAAAGAAATGAGTTACGAACAAATATCAGAGTCAACATACTTTCAAAACATGAGCTACTGGAACAAAGTTGCACAAGATTATAGAGCGCTAGGCGGTCTAGGAATTTGTGACGATGAAACAGGCGAAGAACTTTATACAGTATAAGGAGAAGAAAAAATGACAAACGAACTAACGCAAAAACAAATTACATCAAATGTTGCAACACGAATTGAAGCCATGAAAGGCGAAGGCTTGCTAATCGCACCAAATTATAGCGTAAGTAACGCTCTAAGTTCAGCGTACTACGCTCTTAAAAACTCAGCTAGTGGGAACTTGCTAGAAAAATGCACACCTGATAGTGTCTATAATGCCTTGCTTGACATGGTTGTGCAAGGGTTGAGCCCAGCTAAGACACAATGCTATTTTATCCCTTACGGGAACAAAGCGACGCTTGAACGTTCCTATTTTGGAACCATGAAAGTGGTTAAGCAACTGTCTACAGTCAAAGACATTTATGCCAAAATCATCTATGAAGGTGACGAATTCGAGGCAGAGGTAGTCGATGGGCGCTGGAAGTTTGTCAGCCACAAGTCGAGTTGGAAAAATCAAAACAATCCAATCGAAGGTGCTTATTGTGTGATTGAAAAAACGGACGGAGAAAAAATCCTCACGATCATGACAAAAGAAGAGATAGACGTTTCGTGGTCACAATCCAAAAACAAGAGTGTTCAAAATAAATTTCCTCAAGAAATGGCCAAACGTACGATTATTGAGCGTGCTGCAAAAGATTTTTTCAATACATCGGACGACAGCGACTTATTTATTGATGCAGTCAATCGAACTACTGCGAACGAGTATGACAACGAGCGCAACGTTAAAGACATCACTCCAAGCGAACCAGTAGAAACGCTGGACGCTATCATGGGCGAGGTGGTCGAACCTGAAGAAGTGGCAGAAGTTCAAGAACCTGAAAAACCTAAAAAAGCACCTCGTAAGAAAAAAGAGGTCATTGAGCAAGAAGTGACTACCGCTGATACAAGCTACCCAGAAGATGAAATCCCAGCCTTTGACAAAGAAACAGGCGAAGTTTTGGAAGAGGTCAGCTTATTTGAAGGTAACACCATCAATGTGAAGGAGTAGGATCCATGGAAGAACTAACACAAGAGAATTACTACCAGGACACAAGCTGGTTAACCAACTCACGCTTCAAACGTTATCAGCAATGCCAAGCGAAGGCATTTGCACTCGATAGTGGGCAATGGGTAGAAGAGAGGGACGAGACACCTCTCCTACTCGGTAACTACGTTCATAGTTACTTTGAAAGTCCAGAAGCGCACCAGCAGTTCATGGACGAAAATGGCGACAAGCTACTTGCTAAGACAGGAAAGAATAAAGGAAACCTCAAATCCGACTTTGTGATCGGCGACAAGATGATCGAGAGCCTGAAAGATGATGAAGGGTTCAACCGTTTGTATCATGGCTACTCATCGGATGAAGTTCAAAAAGAATTGATTGTTTATGGCGAAATCGAAGGCGTGCCAGTCAAAGGTAAGTTAGACAGTATCAATCTGAGCCGTGGTTACTTTGTAGACCTTAAAACCATGAAGTCCATCTACTCGGAAGAGTGGAGCGCAGAACTCAAGAAGCGAGTGCCTGCTGCAGTCAATAACATTTTGAATTTTGGGTATCACGGTCAGCTTGGTCTATATCGGGAATTGCTGAATCAAATGACAGGTAAGGATTTTAGACCTTACATCGTAGCGGTAAGCAAGGAGAACGTTCCAGACCGTGAAATCTTAAAAATTGATGATGAATGGTTGGATGAAGGCTTGGAAAAAATCAAGTCTGAAATTGTCGAAGTTTGGGACGTGATCCAGGGCAAACAGAAGCCTAAGAAGTGCGGACATTGTGACTACTGCAGAAGCCAGAAAAAACTAGATGCAGTCGTCACTCTGAACGACCTGATTGAAATGTAAATAAATTAAACAAGCCGTGCATTCTTGTAAAACTGCGAACTAGAAAACGTCAATGAAGGTCATGTGACCTTGGACGAGCGACTGCCCGTATTTAGCCAAACTCACACACAGAGGCAGTCGCATTTTTTTTGAAATGACATGAATGAAATCAAAGAAAAAGCTCTGGCCAAGTTGCTAGAGGAATTAAACAAACCACACGATCTTGCACTTGATCGCATTCATAACTGGATTTGTGGCCAGGAAGATGAAGAACTATTTCAAGGCATCTTAAAAGAGCGATATTCTCTGACATGCGCTCTAAAATATGCAAAAGAAAAAGCTCGCAAATTCGCTGAAAACGGAGTGGCTTGTATCGATGATGAGACTGTTTTTGGATGGATTCGAGAGTATTTCATTTCAAATTCACAAGTATCCAACGTCGAGCAGGTACCAGTCGAATCTATCAAGAAAGAAAAACCTCAGAATTCTCAAGAAGAGAAGATTGACGTGGCCAAAATTAGAAAAGGCGCTGGTCCAGGTGATGATATCATCAAGAAATCTAAAATTAAGAAGGAGAAAGGAGTAGTCGAAGGCCAATTGGACCTTTTTGAAGAATTAGCATGAGCAAGATCAACGAACAATGCAAGCGAGAAGCTGATAGACGTTTGAAACCACCTGCAGACTTTTGGAGATGGTGTTATTCGCAGATTACAACGTACAAATGGAGCAATAAGGACAAGACCATAATCGCTTCAGACTTGGACCTTGGCCATTGTATTGAAAAGCGACTGACAAAGTCGTCACGGCTCACTTTTTATGACAAGACCTATTTTTTCTCAATCATTCTCAGCACGTCGAAACGCATCGAGATTCAATCTTATGAATTTAGCTCGAAGCTAGTCGAAGGGAAACAATTTATCGATTTTCAACTTACTAATCTAGAGCGATTTGAAAATGACAAACATATAAAGATTGGCCAAGATTTCAATGGACAATTTTATCCGTATCTATTCGCCAATTTCTTTAGTGGCGGTTTCTACACAGGAAATATTTTTTATCCAAACAATTGGGAAAAGAGACTTCAAAAAGTATCCGAACTCAAATATTTAAAATTCGATAATATCTATTTTTGGGAAATTGAACGGCTTTACAAATATAAGTTTGAAATTGAATTTGCTCAGAAAATTCATGCTTATAGATTGGCCAACGAAATCATGTACCCAGATTACAGAATTGGATTTACAAGAAATGTAGATATGCGAACCTTGAACCGCAGATGGCTTCAAAAGAACAAACAATTCTTTAAGAATTCGAATCGTAGTTTCAATGAATTTGAATTGAGCCGTCGGTTGAAAGAGCGGAACGGCCAGCTGGTGCCTGGCATCGAGTCTTATCTGACTTACCACGACATCAAACATATACCGAAAGGTGTCGGGATCAATAAGTTTCAGCATTGGGTTATCAAGAATAGCATTGAATTCAATGAGTATCTTGATTATCTCAAAATGCTACGAGAAATGGGAATTGAGCCTGAAGGCGATGCTATGCTTGTGCCAAAGGATTTTACGGCTATGCACAATCACACAGTCGGACTATACAATCAATTCGTTGAAGAAAGACGCAAACTGAAAGATGAGAAGAAACGCAAGCAGCTTGAGTCTGAGTTTAAACTTAGAGAAGGAATGGATAAGACAATCAACGGATATGCATTCCATGTCCCTAGAAAAGTGACCGAACTGATCTACGAAGGCAAGAAATTACATCACTGTGTAAGTTCATACACAGACAAGCACTTCAAAGGGGATACCTTAATAGTGTTTGTACGTTTATCAAATCAACCAGAAACACCTCTTTACACACTCGAGGTAAAGCAGGGTAAGATAGTCCAGTTTCGTGGAAAGTATAACCAGGATGTCCCAACCGAGGTCTGGAACGTCGCCAATGAATGGATGAAGCAAACAAAATTAGTAAAAAAGCAGCGTAAAGGAGAAAAATAAATGCTAAACAAAATCGACATACCAGGAACAAGCATCGCACTTGAGATCGCTGGTAGACATATCGCAGTATCAAATGCAATAAACTATGACATCCAGATGGAATTCAAAAATGCAGATGCAGATGCCTCTCTAGACACAAGTGGCGACGTATTCGAGCCATTGTACTGGCTAGACGTTAAAGCTATACCGAAAAAGCCGACGGAGTTCCACTCTAGTCTTGGTGCAAAAGCAGAAAAGCGCAATTTGACCGAGCTTCAAAAATTCTTTGAAATCGTTGAAGATAACAAGCGCAACCTCTTTGATATTTGTGGTATTAAGGGAGAGCTACAATGAAAAATCTAACCTTATCATTAGACATTTCAACTAATGCGACAGGTTGGGCCTTATTTGAAGGCTCGGACCTTGTCGAGAGTGGTGTCTTAAAACATAAAAGCAAGTCATTCTTTGAACGTGGGCGCTTCATGGCTGGAGAATTGAGAACCATTCAATTAAGAGCCCTACAACGCTATGAAGGACCGTTTGAGTCGATTGTAGTCGAGAAGAACTCGGTCATGGGTCCTAAATTTTATATTTTTGATTGGGTATTCGATTGTCCAGGGATCAAGATCGAGGAGGTGGAGTAATGGAAGAAACGGAATTGGAATACTGTGAGCGTATGCTTAAGGAATTACCAAAATATCCAACTCCATTTTTAAGTCATGCAATGGCTTATGTAAACCTTAGAATTATGCATTTAAAAAAGGAGGCAACATATTGAAACGATTTATAGCAATCTGGATTGTCTTGTCAGCGACTTTGAACATCTGGCAATGTGTCCACATTAAAAACCTTGAAGAAAAGCGCCCGATTGTCATCTACAAAGCAGACAATCAAGGCGCAGAAATCAAAGGCAGAGTCATCCACAAGGAGAAGATTGGTGAACTCTACACGATCACAATACAAAATTACGGCACATTCGTGGTGTCGCAAGATAACTACAAATTTTTAAAAATCGGGGATGAGGTGAGGTTATGAGATGTTTTAAAATTCTATGTATTGTTTTATTCGCATCCTTACTCGTAGCATGTCACCAGATTTCGAGTGGGACAGTGGTAGATAAGTACATTGATGAACCTCACACAACGTTCATACCTGTTATGAATGGTAAAAGTTCGGTACTTGTACCAACCAGAACCAAAAGAAAATACATCCTGGTCGTTTCAGGATATGCAGGTAATAAGCAAGTTGAAGAAACATTTGAAGTAACAGTTGAGGAATACAAGCACTATAAAATCGGTAATACTTTTATACAAGATGCCGTTTTAGAGAATAAAGAAGGGGATAAACAATGAAACCTAAAAGATACCCATATTCAGGAAAAAGGCAAAAAGTCTCGTCGCCATTATTTCCTGCACGACCAATTTTAAACGAAGTTCCAATTGTGGAAGAGGTCAAAGTTGAGCTCGGAGTTGAAGCTAAAGTTGGGCGTTTTTATCCAGAAACAATAATACAATTAGATATTTCTGGATACGGGAATAGAGTGGTTTCAGTACATCGCTTTCCTGGTACCTTACTGAGTGTCGGTGAGTCAATTCAACTAAAGATGCTTTTCTATAAAAAACTTAGAAATCTTACTACAGATCGTTTCTTGACTTTTAGAGAATCTGACTGGAAGTTCTTTATCCGTGCCCTGGTCAACGAATTTGTGAATTAGAGAGTTAGTGAGGTTGAACAATGAAACCAGAACAAATCGACAACGTAAACAAACCTAATCACTATCAAGGCTCAAAAGGTCTTGAAAGCATTGAAGTGATTGATAATTTTATTGGTAACTTAATTGGTAAGGCAGCGTGGTGCTGGGGAAACGCAATTAAATACTTACTACGCTTTCAAAAGAAAAACGGTATTGAAGATTTAAAGAAAGCAAGAAAGAACCTTGATTGGTTGATTGCAGAATTGGAGGCAAAAGATTGACGATCAATATTAAGCAGCGACTAAAGGCCTTGCAATATATTGATATCAAAGTGAAGTCGAAACATCAGGAAATCATCAGCTTGAAGTCAGGTATTTTACGAGGGCAACAATTTGATAATATGCCGAAATCGAAAAATAATAAAAACCAGTCCGAAGAATTGAATGTGCTGATCATCGACAAGTCAGAACAACTCTATCGGGAAATTCAAGATCTGTATAAAGAACGTGAAGAACTCATTCAAGCTATCGAATCGCTAGACGATCCGGTGGAGAACATCGTAATGCGATTGTTTTACATTGATGGGATGACCTGGAACGAAGTTGAAGCTAAGCTGAGATATAGCCGAGGCGCTATTCAAAAAATTAGGAAGTCCGCGTTTGGAAATTTATCAAAAAATGTGAACAAAGTGAACTAAAGTGAAACTTTAAAGTGTTATTATGATATTGTCAACAAGAGGCTGATAGGCTCCTATATATTTTTTACTGAAGGGCGTGATGCCCTTTATGGCGGCGATAGGATTCTCTACTATTTTGGTTCTCACACAGATAAGCTCTCCAAACTTTTTGTTTTCCCGGTTCAATTCCGGGCGCCGTCTTAACGACTACAACAAAATAAAAAAGAAAAGGTAACAATATACTATTGGTTCTGATAGAGGTAAGTAGTCGCCTCTCGTCAAGTCACTCATCGAGTGGCTTTTTTGATTTTTCGAATGGAGGTGATGGAAAATTGAATGAATTAACGATAAAACAAAAGAGATTTGCAGATGAGTACATCATCTCAGGCAATGCGACTGAATCTTATAAGAAAGCGGGTTATCGCGCTTCTAGTGATAGAGTGGCAGGTGTTGAAGGGCACAAGTTACTAAAGAATCCTAAGATTAAAACCTATATAGAAGAACGGTTGAAGCAACTTGATTCTGAAAAGATTGCAGATCAGCAAGAGGTCTTAGGTTATCTAACTTCGGTAATGCGAGGGGAGACTCAAGAACAAACTCTATGCAGCATCGGTGAACTTGGCCAACAAGTTATCGATATCGATGTCGGAGCAAAAGATAGAATCAAAGCAGCCGAACTTTTGGGCAAACGTCACAGGCTTTGGACAGACAAAGTAGAGGCGGACGTTTCTGGAACGGTGGTGTTTGCGAATGAGTCAGACATACCAGATTAAGCAGAATGACATTGTTGTAGACCTACCTAAGACAGTAGGAGCTGGATACGGTCAGTTCTGGCGCTCAAGAAATCTCTATCGAGTTGTAAAGGGCTCCCGTGGTTCGAAGAAGTCGAAAACAACAGCTTTGAACTATGTTACCCGTATTTTGAAATATCCCTGGGCCAACTTGCTTGTTATTCGTAGATACTCAAACACGAACAAACAATCGACCTACACGGATTTCAAGTGGGCAGCTAACCAACTAAAAGTCGCTCATAAATTTAAATTCAACGAGTCGTTGCCTGAAATAACAGTCAAAGAGACAGGGCAAAAGATTCTCTTTCGTGGTTTGGATGATGAACTTAAAATCACATCAATCACGGTTGATGTCGGTATTCTTTGCTGGGCATGGTTCGAGGAAGCGTATCAAATTGAGACTGAAGACAAGTTCAGTACAGTAGTCGAATCTATCCGTGGTAGCTTAGATGTGCCTGATTTCTTTAAACAAATCACAGTCACGTTTAACCCGTGGAATGAGAGGCATTGGCTCAAGCGCGTCTTTTTTGATGAAGAGACTAGACGAGCTGACACACTTTCGATGACGACTACTTATCGATGCAACGAGTGGCTTGATGAAGTCGATATCAAACGCTATGAAGATTTGTATCATACAAACCCAAGGCGTGCGAGAATTGTTTGTGACGGCGAGTGGGGTGTCGCTGAAGGACTAATTTACAACAACGTAACTGTCAAGGAGTTTGACAAAGACGAGTTGCTACAAAACCCTGATAACAAGTTGTGTATTGGGCTTGACTTTGGTTTTACTCATGATCCAACTGCTTTGTGTTGCTCGCTCATAAACGATACGACAAAAGAGATACACATTTTTGACGAAGCGTACAGAGTCGGTCTGATAACCAAGGAAGTCGCTAAGATGATAAAAGATAAAGGTTATCATCGCTCTACAATCATCGCAGATAGCGCAGAGTCACGGCTGATCGAAGAGCTCAGGTCAGAGCATGGCATATCTCGAATCAAAGAGAGTAGGAAAGGAAAGGATAGTATCATGGCAGGCGTATCCAAATTGCAAGGATACGCTATCTATGTACATCCAAGTTGTGAACATATCATGGATGAATTTTATAGCTATTGTTATCAACGTGATAAAGAAGGTAATTGGTTGAACAAGCCAGAAGATAAGAATAATCACTTGATGGACGCGTTGCGATATAGTCTTCAATGTATTGAAGGTGTTAAAGCGACTGTTCGCAGACGTTCAGACTTTGGCTTATAGAAAGGAATTAAATGTATCAGATTTTAACTTATCCGAGAGATGGATATGACGAAACAGCCTTGAGTAAAGAGTTGATTTACAAGCTGATTCAAAAACACACACAAGAACGCCAACGATTGAAGGATTTGAAGAAATACTATCTGGGCGAACATGCTATTTTAAAACATGAGCGACGAAACAAGAATGCTCCAAATTTTAAAACAGTAGCAAATCATGCGAAGGATATTGCAGACACGGCCACAGGTTACTTCATGGGCAACGCTATTAAGTATAATAACACTGCGGATGGCGATATCGAGTCCTTGATTGTAGCATTCGACGGCGCTGAGATTGACCAGGTAGATACACAGAACGCATTGAACATGTCTATCTACGGACGTGCTTACGAGTACATTTATGCCAAGGAAGGACTGACTGAACTCGATTCGACTAGCGTAGACCCTGATAATGTATTCCTGGTTTACGATGATAGTATCGAACGCAAGGTTCTCTTTGCAGTGTACTACTACGAAATTAAGGATGACACGAAGGATGCTACCAAGTATCAAGCGGAAGTCTTTACTCAAAATCTGCACTATCACATTGTGCTGCGTGATTCAAGCACAGGAACAACACAGAATGAACAAGTAGAACCTCACAATCTTGGTCAGGTTCCAATCATTGAATACCGAAACAATCACTTTGCGATTGGTGATTATGAACAACAGATTAGCTTAATCGATGCTTATAACTCGTTGATGGGTAATCGTGTCAATGACAAAGAACAAGCAGTCGAGTCTATTCTCGTATTGTACGGTGCGCAGTTAGCTGACAACCTAGAGGACGCCAGAGAAGCAATGAGCATCCTTGCCGAAGAAGGACTTTTGGAGTTGCCAACAGATGCAAAGGCTGATTTCTTAAAGAATGCTCTGGACGAGAACGCTACTGAAATTTTGCGTAAGGCTTTGAAAGAAGACATCTACACATTTAGTCATGTGCCAAATCTGACAGATGAAAACTTTGCAGGCAATAGCTCGGGCGTAGCCATGGAATTTAAGCTGCTAGGTCTTGAGATGATTACTAAGACCAAGGAAGCGAATTACAAACGTGGTATTCGTCAACGTATTGCTATTTTTGCTCATTATTTAGGTATGCAGCAGATTGCTCTTGAAGCACATTCGATCGTGCCACAGTTTAGCCGTGGATTGCCTAAGAACTTACTTGAGTTGTCACAGGTTATCAATAATCTTGAAGGTAAGGTGTCACTTCGTCAGCTTATTTCTCTCTTGCCATTCGTTGAAGATCCTGACGCCGAATTGGAAGACCTCGAGGAAGAAAAAGAAAAGAACATGGAACGTGTGCCATTCTTTAACCAGGTGAACACGAAGCCAGACGAAGAGGTGACAGATGAACAACAAGGACTACTGGACCCAGAGGAAAGCTAATCTCATCTATGAGCAGATGGATAAGGCTGAGAAGCAAGCAGACAAGTTTGATGATATCTACAGGCAATCTAAAGCTTATTTAGACAAGCAAATCAACAAAGTCTTTGACAAGTTTCAACGTGATTATGGTTTGAGCGAGCGTGATGCTCGTCATGTCTTGAAGAACATGAAAGACCAGAAGGACTTAAACGAGCTTCGTAAGGTTCTTGAAGCAAGACCGGACGACCCAAATATTCAAAGGTTACTGGCTGATTTAGATAGTCCAGCTTATGCTTATCGCATGAAGCGACTCGAACGGTTAAGTGCTGACTTGGATTTGATGCGTAATTCTATCTATCTTTCTGAGAAGAAAGGCTCAGATGCCTTTTATAGCGACCTTATGAAGGATAGCTACTACAAGGCTACCTTCGACTTGCAGCAGCAAACAGGACTCGCTTATAGTTTCTCCGACCTACCCGAAACAGAAATCAAACGTCTACAAGGCCTAAAATGGACGGGAGAGGCCTATTCAGATAGGATATGGTCAAATACTGGGGCGCTCGCTTCAAGCGTGAAGGACGAGCTCCTAGTAAGCCTTATGACTGGCCGAAGCGTAAGAGATACATCTCAAGCAATCGCTGAACGATTTGAGGTTGGTCAAAACAAAGCTAGGCGCTTGATTCGGACGGAATCAGCGTTCTTTCATAACCAGATGGAACTGCTCAGTTATGAAGATGCTGAGATTACAAAGTACAAATTTGTAGCGGTCTTAGACAAGCGCACGTCTCAAATTTGCCAAGAACACGACAACAAGGTCTATAATACAGCCGAGGCTGTTCCTGGTGTGAACTATCCACCTTTGCATCCGTGGTGTAGGTCAACGACTATCGCTCATGATGACGATATCGACTATAGCAAGTTAGAGCGTAGGGCTAGAAATCCTGAAACAGGAAAAGTCGAGTACGTTCCTGCTGATATGAGTTATAAAGAGTGGTATGACAAGTATGTGGCTGATAAGGACGTTGTTAAGATTGACTTTTCTAAACTTACCTCAGAAGAAATCAACAATCTTGATTTTGATGATCTTATGAAATATTATGAGTGGGTCGAAGAGCAAGAGAAGCTAAAAACGAAACAAAAACAATTCCAGGCAGAAGCAGAGAGAAGACTTTTAGAAGAACGAGAAAGCAAAGTTTCTAAAACTCGTCGTGATTTAGTTTCACGTATAGAAGAGAGACTTAGAACGACGAATTTTGTGGATGCGTTTGGCGAACAACATACTCAAGGTTTATTGAGAGAATTGCGTTTCTTCCCAAATGATGATTTTGTAAATTCTGTCTATGGTTCAATAGATAAATTATCATTTGCTAGAATAAGAAAAACGGAATCTCATGTAAGTGCTACAAAAGTCTATCTTTCAAAAAGTGATTTTGTTTATAATAAAAACCTTAACCAAAAAGCGTATTCGATAGTTTTGCACGAGTTAACGCACGGAGTTGATAATATTGCAAGTTATTTCGGTGCTCCAGAACTGGGAGCGAAAGCCTTCAGTAGTCAGTATGACTTGTACAAAGTCATAAAAGATGATTTAGACAATTATATTTTCGGAGATATGAAGCTCAAAAGAGGGGCTTCAACAGAAGAAAAGATAGCGTTCTTCAACCTTCGTCAAGCAAAAGTAAGAGATTTTAAATCGGAATTATATGAACTAGCAAAGAAACTAAACCCGGAAATTCATCCCGAAGCAAATGCAGAAGTTACCGCATTTGCATCAGATATGATGAGTTCTTTCAGAGGTGCTGAATACGGAAGTCAAGTCTTCGGACATGAGGATAGTTATTGGAAAGATAAATCTAATCGAGGAATGGAGTTTCTTGCAGAATATACTCAAGCACAAATGACGCCTGAAATAAAAGCATTTTATGACAAAGTTTTCCCAAATTCTGTTAAAATATACAACAAGATATTTGAAGATATTTCAAAATTGAAATTAGAAAATAAAAAGCCAATTGTTTGGTAGGAGGGATATAGAATGTTTTTCTGGAAAAACGAAGAAATTTATAAACAATTCAAAGAAATTGGAGAGCGATACAGAAACCATTTTGGAGAAGATTTTCCGGTATACCTGATAATTCCTTTCGAGGTGACCGAGGAAGTTCTTTTAAATTATAATTCAGTCGTAGATTCGTGCATTAAGAAAAATGAAGCATTTGAAAAACCGATTGATTATGATGATAGAAAATATTAAGCACCTAGAGAAATCTAAGTGCTTTTTTCGTGCTCAGAAAGGAGGGGCTGATGTTCATTTGGGAATGGGTGCTAATAGCATTCGGTTGGTTAGTATTCTTGATGGTAATAGCATTTTGCTTATCACTTGCAAGAAGTCTAATTAATGAGTTTAGCAAAAGCAATAGAAAGTAGGTGATCCAACATCTTGACTGGCAGGAATAGACTGCTGTTTATTATCGTTACTTAACCGTATATAACCTATACGGTTTTTATTTTGTCCGAGCATTGATGACATTAAAAGCCATGGAGATTACAGTCGGGGACGACTTTAAAAATAGGAGGTTCGTAATGAACGAAGAAACACAAACAGTCGAAACGGTTGAGGAACAAGTGGTGCCTGCAGAACCTACTATCGAAACCCAACCGCAAGACGAGAAAAAGTACACAGATGCAGACGTTGATGAAATCATCAATAAGAAATTTGCTAAGTGGAAATCAGAGCAAGAAGCCAAGGAAAACGAAGCTAAAAAACTTGCCAAGATGAACGCTGACGAAAAACAGAAATATCAGTTAGATCAGCGTGAGCAAGAGCTAGCTAATCGTGAACAGGTGCTTGCTCGTAAGGAATTGACCGCAGAAGCTAAAGCAATGTTAAGCGAGCGTGGCTTACCAGTTGAGTTAGTGGCCGTGGTTGATTTATCAAACGCAGAAACCGTGACTGAATCAGTCGCAAGCATTCAGAAAACGTGGGAGGATGCAGTACAAAAAGGCGTATCTGACCGCATGAAAGGTAGCGCGCCTATCAAGACTGCGCCAACAAATCAGCAAGAAGTTGTAGAAAAATGGAAAAAAGACTTTTTGCACTAAAAATAAAAAATGAGGTAAATATAAATGGCATTTGAATCAATTAACACAGCAGAATCACGCAAGCGTCATCTTGGAATTATTGAAGATGTTCTTGCGGTAAATTCATACGCAACACCACTCTTGACACCAAGCGAAGCAGTAACTCTTAACGGTCGCTCTTTCACTGTTGCAACAGGAAACACAACTGGTCTTAAAGACTACAAACGTAACCAAGACAACGATTTTGATCACGTTGAAGTTGAAGAAAAGGTCTACACTCTTGAAGAAGAAAAATACTGGGGACGTTTTGTTGATCAGTTGGACGAACGCGACTCAAACGGTCAAGTCAACATTGAATATGTAATTGCTCGTCAAGCTGCTGAAGTTGTAGCTCCATACCTTGACAAGCTTCGTTTTGATGCAGCACTTGGTAATGTAAGCGAAAATGTAGTTATGGGCAAAGAAAAAGGCGCAAACAACGCTTACAATGCAGTTCTTGATGTCTCTGAGAAATTGGATGAACTTGGTATCGAAAAAGAACGCTTGCTCTTTGTCACTCCAAGCTTCTACAAGGCTATCAAGTCTGAAATCGTACGCTTGCCACAAGGCGACGCAGACAAGAAAGTTCTAGGTAAAGGCTATGTCGGTGAATTGGATGACTACACAGTCTACAAAGTACCTTCTAAATTCTTGCCAAATGTAAACGCCCTTGCAACTGCACCTGGTGTCGTTACATCGCCAATTCAAATTGATAATACTAAGTACAACGACAACGTGCCTGGGCGATTTGGTGAATTGGTAGAGCAATTGCTTTACACAGGTGCTTATGTTCTTGATCATTTCCAAAAATACATCATCACAATTGCAGATGCTAAGCCGGAAGCTAAAAAATCGGCTCAAGGTAAAACAGTGAACCGTGCAAAAGCATGGAAGTCTGGTTCAGATTACAAAAAAGGCGACACAGTGACTTATGAAGATAAAGTCTATGCTGCTATCAAAGACATCACTGGCTCAACCAACAAACCAGATTCTGACTCAACTAACTGGAAGGTTAAATAACGAGGTCTGACCTATGAAAGTCAGAGTCAAGCAAGCCTTCAATGATTGGCAAGCTAATGTAGTTCGACAAGAGAATGAAGTCTTTGAGATGACAGAAGAACGTTTTGACGAACTGTCGCATAATCTCAAGGAAGGGTTCTCGGTTGATATCGCAGATGTGCTTGAAATCATTGACGAAGAAGAAACCGAAGCACAAGGAGACGAGACGACTCCTTTAGATTAGGAGGTCTTATGGAACTTGGAAGACTAAAAACATTGACAGGCGAGAGTGACGAAGCAGTCCTCTCGTCTTTAATTTTACGGGCAGAAAACATCATTTTATCAGAAACTAACCGAGACAATCTCACGCCAGCACTGGAAAGACTTATCCCAGAGCTTGTAATCGAGCTCTACAATCGTTCAGGAAGCGAGGGAGAGCAGTCGAGAAGCGAGGGTGGCATATCTGTAACCTACGGAGAAAACGGACTGTCTATGGGCGTCTTACAGCGTATTCGGATGCATCGCTTAGCAAGGGTGGCAGGTCATGTTTTTGAAAAAGAATAGACTGAAACCATATAACCTCAAGCGGTTCAAGAAAATCGTGACAGATGAGGGGATTGCTAAGGAAGGGTACGTTGACAAGGTTGAAGAAGTTCGACTCGAATTGTGGCCGGCGAGCAGCAAACTACAATCTGAAATATATGGCGAACGCTTGAATGATATCCTGAATGCGAATGCGAGCAAAGATGCAGATATTAACGTCAAAGACGGCGTTTGTATCGAGAGCAAGACAGAAGTCACGCATCGGGTTATCTCAAAGAAAGTATACAGTCATCATCAAGTATTGGAGTTAGAACGTGTCAGGTTTAATCGGAGCAGATAGTTTAATCGCTAAATGCCGTAAGTTATACGGTGCTAAAACTAATGAGATTGTAGGACAAGCACTATTACACGCTGGTAAAACAATCGTACAACCTGAAGCGAAACTCAGAGCTCCAGCAAATGAGGGCGAGCTGAGAAACAGTATCAGAGTCCGTCTTAAAATAAACGGCAACAAGATATCGAGTGAAATCTTCACGAACTCAGACCATGGCGCTTATGTCGAGCTTGGAACAGGTCCGAAAGGGTTAGCTAACCACTCTGGTATATCGCCTGAAGTGAGCGTGTCGTATCGCTCTACGCCTTGGTATGTGCATGAAGACCAAATCAACGTAGGACCTTACCACTTTGCCAAAAGAGGCGAGTTTTACAAGATGTATGGTCAACCAGCTCAACCTTACTTGTATCCTGCTTTAAAGGACAACCAGGAACGTGTATCAAGGAGCATCTCTAAATACGTTAGTAGGAAGATAAAGGAACAGATATAATGATCAATATTAAACCCGTAATTTATAAAGAATTGCAAAAGGTCGCAGATAATGTGACCGATACTTATCCGGACGATTGGGAGAACTTCCCAGTCGTTATTTTTTAGAAGAACAGAATAAACCAGGTGAATGGTATGACGATAAAGAGCACAAGTCGAATATCCGCTATAAGGTTGATATATTCGACAAAGATAGCACTAGCAATCTAGCAGTTGAAATTAATAAGATTTTTGCATCATTAGGATTGCGAAGGACTGACTGTCAAGATGTTCCAGACCCATCACACTTGCGACATAAGTTGATGCGTTTTGAAGGAATCGTTGACCTAGACTCGCAACTGGTTTATCAATACAGAATGGAGAATTAAATGTTAGCAAACGGAATTAAGCTCGCTTATGGAAAAACTAAAGGAACTTATACTGACCTTGTAGGACTTAAAGAAGTACCTGAATTCGGTATCGAACCTGAAAAGGTTGAAAATACTACCCTTGCAGACAAGGTTAAAAAATACGAATTTGGTATTGGGGATGCTGGAGAACTTGAGTACAAGTTCGCTTACAAAAACGATGGGGAAAATGCTCCTTACCGTGTTTTGCGTAAAGCAGCAGACAACAAGGAAAAACTCTTCTTTGAACAAACTTACCCAGATAAAACCAAGGTTGAATTTGAAGGTCAAGTATCTGTTAAACTTGGCGGTGGTGGTGTGAACTCTGTTATTGAGTTTACTCTTAAAATTGCACTACAATCTGAACTCGAATTTACAGACGGAATTGGAGGATGATAGATGACTACTCTACCATACGCAGTTTGGCAAGTCAGTGAGGATAAGGAGTTGAAGCTCCGCCTCACATCCTTGCAAGCGACGAAAGTCGAAGAAAAATCGGAATGAATTTGCTCAAGGTGTTTATGCCAGCAGAAGGCGAATCTTTCACATTGCCACCTCTTAAAGTCATGTTGTTATTGACTCATGGAGCTCTTCAAAAATATGAGCACGGCATTTCATTCGAAGATGTATCTGATCTATATGATTCTTACGTGGATAACGGCGGTGACCAGGCAGCGTTTATGGCAGATGTTGTCTTGCCGATGCTTCAAGTATCGGGTTTTATGCCACGGGAGAAAACAAGCAAGAAGAAAACTCCCAAAAAATCCAAAACCAAAATGGAAGTAGTCGACTAGAAGAGACTACTGTCAATTCAGTAAAAGAAATGGTTGAGAGGCTCTACCCGATGTTTTTAGATATTGGAGGAAAGCCTCTCGATTTTTGGGATTTAACTATATTAGAAATCAGAGACATGATTGAAAGCCACAATCGTGTCACGATTCAAAAACAAAAAGAAAAATTGTTGAATCTTACAGGCTTTCGCAGATGATAGCGAATAACGTATCTTTGTTGATTTCAAAAGATGCCAAACCTCTTGATGTTTGGGAATACGCTCCGGACTTGTTCCAGGAAGAAAGGGAGCAAGTCGAGAAGGCAAGGCAAGAAGAAGAAATGCAATTGCATAAGGAACGCATGCGCTTGTTTGCTGAGAGTCACAATCGAAGAATGAAAATGAAAGGAGAATAGATGGGAGTTACTCTTGATGAGCTCAAGGTAATGATTGACGCTGAAATCGCACCTTTCAAGAACAAGATGAAAGAAGTCGAGAATAGAGTCAAAGACGCATCCGGAAAAGTCCAGGAATCAACCAACAAGATTAAGGCACAGTCCGGTTCTATGCTTGGTACATTTGCTAAATTGGCAAAATTCGCCGGCTTGGCATATCTTGGTAAGAAGATGCTCGATGTCGGTATGTATTCGACTCAAATGGCTCTTGAAGTTACTGCAGCAGTCAACCAAATCAAACGCCAAATGGGCGAGAGCTCGCAAACATTCTTAAAATGGGTTAACGATAACGCGAGCGCTATGAATATGGGTGTTGGTGAAGCGACAAAATACGGGGCGGTATATTCAAACTTATTTTCTGGCTTTATCAAAGACTCAAACAAGCTTAGCGCTTATACTGCTAAGATGCTTCAGACATCTGCAGTTGTAGCTGAAGGTTCAGGTCGTAGCATTACAGATGTTATGGAGCGTATTCGTTCTGGTTTGCTAGGGAACACGGAAGCAATTGAAGATTTAGGAATCAACGTCAATGTGGCGATGATTCAATCTACTGAAGCGTTCAAGCGCTTTGCAAATGGCCAAAGCTGGGATCAACTCGATTACCAAACTCAGCAACAGATTCGACTTATGGCTATCCTGGAACAAGCGACCGCCAAATATGGTACAACCTTGTCGCAGTCAGTTAACGGACGAATCAGCTTGTTTAAATCATTGCTGAAAGATGCTGCACTTAACGTAGGGAACGCATTCTTACCAATTATCAACGCTATCATGCCAGTCTTGAACTCGTTTGCGATGGTATTGAAGAATGTAACTGCCAAATTGGCTGAATTCATCGCTTTAATGTTTAACAAGAAAGCAACAGTAAAAGACGGTGGTGTAGCTGGAGCAGTCAATGGCATGAACGGCTCGCTACAAGATGCAGCAGGCGGTGCAGGCGACCTAGCAGATGCTATGGGCGATGCAGATGATGCTTCAGGTGGTATGGCCGATAACCTCGACGACACAGCCAAGTCAGCTAAAAAAGCCGTTAAGGAATTACTTGGTCTAATGGGATTTGATGAAATCAACCTATTAGGTAAGAAAGACGATTCTGGCGACGACGATGGAGCTGGTAAAGGCAAAGGCGGTGGCGGTGGAGGCAAAGGCAAGAAAGGAAAGGGAGGCGGTGGCGGACCTTTCAAAGATATCTTACCGGAAGTAGCTCTTACCGACATGGACAACCAATTCAAGAGCATTTTTGACGGTCTTGGAGATAAACTGAAAGGTCTATTTGACCTATTTGGTAAAGGGTTTAATACTGCGTTTAGATCTGACGGTTTAGAACGTATTACAAACGCTATCAGTCGTATCAGAAAGACCATGGAAGAAATCGCTACTGATCCACGAGTAGTCAATGCTTTTAATGTCATGACCGAGAAGATAGTATACTCTTTAGGACAGATTACAGGCTCTCTGGCAACGGTTGGAGTTGGCATCGGTGTTTTCCTTGCTGAAAGCATTGCAAATGGATTAGAACGTCAAAAAGAGCGCATTATCCGTTCTCTGGTAGCCCAGTTTGAGAATACGGGCAATATGTTTGCTTCAGCTGGGAACATCGCTCAGGCGTTCGCAAACGGTTTCTATGATGTAATCACATCCGATGGAGCCATCCGCATCGGTAGTGCTATTGTATCGTCCATGTTAGCTATTCAAGCTAGCATCGTAGAGATTGGTTTCAAATTCGGTGGTGACCTTATGCAAGGCATCGAACGAATTATTACGGATAATATGCCTGGCATTGCTGAGATTTACTCAAATACTTTGTCTGACATCGCTCCAATCTTTGAAAATGCTGAACAAGCAATCAATGACCTTTCCGATTCGATTAGTCGAACATATGACAAATATATCAGACCGTCTATCGAGTCATCGACTAAAGCCATATCTGGCTTCATTGGTGTATTTGTGAAAGGCTGGAACAATCATATCCAGCCTGTTATCAAGAAACTCGCTCAAGGTTTTTCTGATACAATTGGCAAGCACATTTCGCCGATGATCCAGAAGATTTTAGAGATGATTGCTAGTTTTCAAGAAATGTCGCAAGTCATTACTGCCTATGTTGCACCAGTAATTAGCTTTATCGTTGAGCTATTGATGAGAGTTCTAGCTCCAACTCTTGAATACATTGGAGAAGTCTTCCGCATCTTATTCAATACGGTTGCTGATGTATTTGGAGGCATAGCCGACTTCCTCAAGGGTGTGTTTGATATTATCACTGGAATTCTTACCAGTGACATGGATAAGATTTTTGATGGCTTCACCGAAACGGGCGATGCGATCATGAACATCTTGTCTACAATCTTAACTGGATTGTTAGATTTAACTGTAGCAGTTTTGAAAGTTATCTGGGATACGATTGTAGCAATCTTCCAAGGAATTTGGGACGGTATCGTAGCTATTTTCTCTCCGATCGCAGAATGGTTCGCTGGCGTGTTTCAAGCTGCATGGGATGGAATTGTTGCCATTTTCACGCCACTTGGAGAATGGTTCTCAGAACGATGGAACGACATCACAACAGCTTTAGCAAATGTCGCTAAGTGGTTTGGCGACATGTTCCAGAAAGCTTGGGATGGGATTACTGGTATATTTGCAAACATCGGCACCTGGTTTGGCGAAAGATGGAACGATGTGACGACTGCGCTTGCTAACGTAGCTACTTGGTTTGGAGATATCTTCACAAGAGCCTACAATGCAGTTACAAATGCGTTTAGTTCGATTGGTAGCTTCTTTAGTGGCGTTTGGTCAACGGTTCAAAGTATTTTTGTTAACGCTGGTCAAGCAGTCGGTAGCGCAGTAGGTGGAGCCTTTAGAAGCGCAGTTAACGCAGTGCTTGGAACAATCGAGAACGTTGTTAACGGCTTCATCGGTATGATCAACGGCGTTATTGGTATGATTAACAAAATCCCTGGAGTATCTCTTGGTGGTATCGGCTATGTGAGTCTACCTCGTTTAGCCCGTGGTGGTATCGTTGACAGTCCTACCGTAGCCATGATTGGTGAGGCTGGTAAAGAGGTTGTCATGCCACTTGAGAATACTGGTTTCTTACAAACTATGGGTCGTATCGTAGGTGGTGCAGTAGTCAACGCTCTAGGTGGTGGCTTAACGCAATCAAGTGGATTCAGTGGCAATGGCGACATCGTGATCCAGATTGGTGGCCACGAATTCGGACGTGTGGCTATTCAAGAAATCAATAGAGAACAGGAACGTGCAGGACAAGTCTTGCTTAACATTTAAAGGGAGGTAAAATGGCACACTTAATCATTAACGGGGTGGCTGTTAAGCCTCCCAAATCTTTTCAAGTCGGTATCCAGGACATCGACGGAGAAACTGGACGTAACGCAAACGGAGACATGGTGCGTGACCGCATCACGACCAAGCGAAAGTTAGATTGTGAGTGGGGCATGCTGACTCAAGGAGAAATGAGCCAGATTTTGAATGCCGTATCACCTGAATTTTTCACGGTGTCTTATCCTGACCCGATGTTAGGTCAAACAACTAAAACATTTTATGTTGGAGACAGAACGGCTCCGAGCTACTCATTTACTGAAAAATTCAAGCCATGGTCTGGGGCTAAGTTCAATTTGATAGAAAGGTAGGTTTTAAAATATGGACGTATTCAGACGACAGAAATTCAATGAAGCGATGTTTGCTAAAAACCGTACTCTTGCTATCAGAGTAGGACAGTATCAATCAAGTGATATCAAAGAAGCTAGTTTTGAGTATGGATACATCAAGGGTGATGCTTACAAGCCGGGTGGAACATGCGCCGGAAGTGGTAAGATTACGTTCACAAGTATTATCACAACATTCAATAAGCTAGATAAGATTTACCCTGAAATCGGCCTTTTGGTCGACGGAACCTATGAATGGGTGAAGATGGGTGAATATTTCATCAATGATATTGAAATCGACCGAAACCGTAACACGACTACGTTAGACCTCATGGACGGGATGTTTAAACTCAATCATGAGTATGTAACAGACTTGACTTTCCCGGCAGAAATCAGGCAAGTGGTCAAAGAAATCTGCTTGAAGGCCGGCGTAGAATTAGCAAACGAAAACATGGATATCGCATCCATGAATTATGCGATTGAAACGAAGCCAAAAGAAAATAAGATGACATTCAGAGATGTTTTGAGTCTAGCTACTCAAATGCTCGGAATGTCTTGTTTTTTTAACCGGGAAGGAAAGCTCGAAATCAAAGAGTTGACCGACTCAGGTATCGTGATTACCGCAGATAATTACTTTTTACACGGATTGACCAGAAGTGAAGTCGAGTATCAGATTGCAGGTATCACTTGTAAGAAGGATAAAGAGGGATTGACTGTCGGAACTCGTACAGGTCGCTCACTTGAAATCGAAAATCCGTTCATGACACAATCGATTTTGGATAATCTTTATCACAAAATCAAGGATATTCGATACTATCCATTCAACTTAAACTTTCAAGGTCATCTTCTGCTCGATGTTGGCCAATGGGTAACAATCAAGACAAACAAGGGAGAAACGTTCAAATCTCCAGTATTGAGTCAGTCTTTCAGCTTTAAAGGTGGACTTCGTAGTCGAATCAGTGCTGACAGTAAGGCTGGGAATGATGCGCAGTATTCATACGCTGGGACAATCACAAAGAAGATTGAACAATTCAGCGAATTTGAAAAGCAACTTCAAAATCAAATTGAAGAAGCAGACAGAGGATTCGATGCCAAAACCGACCAAATTAAACAAGATTTCAGCGACCAAATCAAGCTCATTGAAGCCAAAGCAGAGGAAAACAAGCGTGCTTTATCGGATGAAATCGACAGACGATTTCATGATTTCAGCCCAGCGGGATTTGAAGAAGCAAAAGCCAAAGCAGAAGAAGCACTACGAAAAGTTGGGGCAGGTTATGAGCTTGCTGATGAAGCGAAGCATATTGCAGACCAAAACAGTGTTATATTTGCTGGATTGGTAGACAAGTTCAATAAGCAAGAGGATAAGTTAGGGGATACTATCACCGACTTGAAGCGTTATGCTCGTGAGGAGAGTGCTAGTCAGGCTAGAGCGGTTCGTGAAGATGTAACAAGGGATTTTGTCGGAAAAAGCACTTTCCAAGAAAACGTTCAGGGCGTTGAAAGACGTTTAGAAAGTCTCTCTCTTGGAACAAGTGGGAACTTGCTGAAAAATAGTAATAACGGATTTTACAATCAGAAAAATAAACGATATAGACTCGTTGAAACCTTGCAAGCAAATCAGACTTATACTCTTGTAACGAAATATTGGCACGGAGAGAAATCAGCTGGTCACACTTTTCTAGACGGAATTGGAAATTGGCGACATCTTACTTATAATAGAGCGATTGATGCCTGGATGGTGCAATTTACACCGACTCAAGAAATTCCAGCTGGCACTGAAATCACTTTATCTTCTCACCCAGCTGACGCTAAGGGCAACATGAATTGGGCTACACTTGTCCGTGGAGTAATCCCACTTATTCATTGGCAACCTGCTAAAGGTGATGTAGAGGAAGGCGTTACACAGAAGCTAGCCGAATACAAAGAAACCGTAGACGGTCGTTTTGCTACAATTTCTAGCCAAGTAAATGGGAAAGTTAATCAGAGTGATTTCCAACGTGTGAAAGAAACAAGTCAGCTTTACGAGCGAATTTTGGGTAGTGCTGAAAGCGACGTATCCAACAACGTTTCAAGAATGGTTATGAGTAGTCAAATATTTCAGACTGAAGTTGGAAAGTTTTTAACAGACGACATAAACCTGGTATATGATCCAACGAATTTAAGCAAGTGGGCCAAGAAGCAAGCAGAAGCGAATGTTATCGAGGTTCAAGCTGGAACTAAGTTACTACGAATTACATCCACTGGCAAATCTCAAGCAGTATACAACGGGTTCGCATTGCCACTTAACACCTCTACTTTTACGAATGGTGAAAAGCTAAGTTATCGCATTGAAGCATGGGTAGATGTACTGCCAGATGGACCACTTGGAATTGAATTGTGGAACGATAACAGTGTTATTGCGTCTGACCGAGTGACTTTCAACAAAACCGGCATACAAATCATTACAGGTACGATGACGGTCAATAAAACGGTAACGAAAACAAGAGAATTTCCTCTTGAAATTTGGCTGATGAAGAACGGACAGGTCGCAATCGGTCAGGTATCACTTATCAGAGGTGACAAACCGCCTAAAAAATTTAATGACAACACATCGACTCAAGACGTTGTGACTCAAACTCAAGTGTCACAGTTGCATGATTCCTACGCTATCCAAACCCTTACGGGGCCTGGTGCGATTTCTTCTCAAATAAATTTAAATAGCAATAACATTCTGATTGAAGCTGCTAAAATCCGACTCAAAGGTAGAACACTTCTAGATGAAATCACAGCCATAGACGGGTATTTCAAGCGATTGTTCGTAGGAGATGCACGGATTGGAACATTGAACACTGACATCATTCGCTCGAATTCGATTGCAGCAGACAAATTGATATTTGATACGGCCCTAGCGAAGAAGCTTGTCGCAAGTGACGTATTCACAGACACACTCGCTGCTAAAACGGCATTTATCAACAAGCTACGCTCAGTAGTAGTATCTGCCACCTTACTCGAAGGTTATAAGGGGAAAATCGGTGGATTCCAATTCGGTACACACGATAAAGACCCGACTACATTCTGGATTACAGGAAGTAATAGCTTCCGTGTCGGTATGTCAGATGGGGGATGGCGAGTCAAACAAACAGCCTTGTGGGTTAACTGGGGTAATAACTGGGATAAGCCAGGGAATTATGCCTGGTTCGTAAACAACGATGGCGAGATGCATTGCTACAACAAGGCGCAATTCTGGAATGTCCCTCGTGTCCACGGAAATCTTGAAGTCACTGGCGATATCTTCTATTTCATCGATAAAGAAAAGAATAAAGTTGGGTATTGGGTTCATTCGCCTTCTTATAAGCGCCTTGAAGAGAGTAACGGATACATCTATCTATATCGACAAGCTGGTGGATATTCTTGGATTCCTTTGAATAAAGAAATCTCAGACCGTAGATATAAGACCAACATTCAAGATAGTCCAGTATCAGCTCTTGATGTAATCGATAAGCTAAAAACGTACTCTTATCGCAAGGAATACGATGACAAGGTTGAAGATATTTCATGCGGTATCATGGCTCAAGATGTCCAGAAATACGCACCTGAAGCATTCTATGAAAATCCAGACGGTGCTTATTCATATCGCGCATTCGAACTTGTGCCTTATCTCATTAAGGCAATTCAAGAACTTAACCAAAAAGTAGAAAGGTTGGAGAAAACAACATGAACGAACAAGACAAGCAGATTAGTAGTCTGACGATTAAATCATTGAGTGAAAGAGTCGGCAATGAAGCTACTCAATCAGCTACATTAGAAGCTCTATACACAGTTACAGCTATGGAACTCGAACAGATGAAACGAATCATCGAATCAGACGAAGAACTTAAAGCAAAATTTGAAGAAGTGAAAGGACAAAACAAATGACAGTAAACAACTACACACTCGCAACTAAACCTTATACTCGCGGTATCGGAGACAAAACTACAACCGTTGTAGAAATCCGTTTACAAGACGGAAATCGCTACACAACCAACCAACGTGAATTAGCTGGTGACCGTACACAAGACCAGGAAGACGTGCTTATCCAAGCGGTATTGGATATGGTTAAATCTGAATTGGACCCAGCGAATGCAATCGTTAAGGCTCAACAAGACTTGGAATCAACCAAGACCAAGCAAGATGAATTGCAAAAACTTATCAAAGCTCAACAAGATGCCAACACAATCACTCAACGCATGATTAAGGTTATGGTTGTCAATTCGGTTATGAGCGAAAATATCACTTATGGCACAGTCTATAAAGACCTTGTAAGTCTTTTGCCAGCTATGAAAGTTGGAGAAACCTATTTTGAAGGCGACTTGGTAACAATCACAGACCCAGAATATGTTGAGAAAAACGGTGAAGGTAACAACGTTATCGTTCAAATGAACCGTGAATTTGAATATACTGGTCAAACTATCCAAGAACTTGAAGGCGACCTATCACGAAATGGAATTCTTGCAGTATGGCGCTGGGTGGCACCAAAAGCTGACAGTATCTAAGGAGATAGTATGACATGGGTTGAAATTTTTGAGAAAGCAATAAATGCCTTGACAAACCCTACAACGATTGGGGCAGTTGTCGCTGGTTGGTTTGGGGTTCGGACGATAAAGGCTGGAAATCTAAATAAGGAACAGTTTCATGAGCTCAAAGATGAGCTAGGCACTATCCACTCATCAGTGAATGACATTCGAGAAGTCGGAGAGGATAACAACAGGAAAATAAGTGAGGTTAACAATAAGCTAGTAGTACATGATGAGGCTCATCTAGTTACAATGTATCTGAGATTAGAGAGAGACATGACTACAGCTATCAATCGTGGATATACAACAGTCCATGAGTCCGATATCGTGCACAAAATGCACGGTAGCTACAAGAAACTAGGAGGCAATGGATACATCGATAGCCTCTATAACAAATATGTAAATCTAGAAGTGAGGAATTAAAAATGGGAAAAATTAATTGGAGCCTTCGCCTACAAAACAAGGTCACTCTTATCGCTCTATTGGGAGCTATCTTTTTGATGGCTCAGCAGTTCGGTCTTGAAATTCCAAAGAACATTCAGGATGGTGTGAACACGTTTGTTTACATCTTGGTATTGTTAGGAGTTGTCAATGATCCGACGACTGCAGGGCTTACTGATAGTGAGCGAGCGCTTGAGTATCATAAACCAAACGAAGATTAAAAATTGGAGAGCCTAGTAGGCTCTCTTTTTTATTAGAAAGGAGGTAGCGCTTGAAAAAGGTTATCAAAAAAATTTAACCCTTTCACCAAACAATCGAGATGTAGATAGACTTTATCAAGAATTTTATAGTAAGGATAAAGGCATCGCTGAATTCAAGTTCACACTTGATGAGTTGACTGCTACTAAAGTCATCTGCTTATTCTACTTCAAGGGTACTAAGCGATACCAGGAAGTGGAAGCAACAATCGAAGATAATTCATTTACGGTTCAATTTGATACATCGATGATCACCACGGATGAATCTGTTGTTGGTTATATCTACTTCGAGAAAGTAGAGCAGTCGGCAGATGTATATAGCTTTATGTTTAATGTCCGTGTCAGTGAGATTGACAAGGCAGTTAAACAACCATTGATTGAACGTGAAACAGGTCGAATTGTCAACGTTAAGGATGTTGTAACCAAGCAAGAACTGGATGAACTCTTTGCCAAAATCAAAGAGCAAGGCGGTACTTACGACGATAGCAATATCCGTAGTGAAATAAGCCATATTTCAGCCGATATTGAAGCGCTAAAGACCAAGCCTGACAATGACACCATCTATAATGACAAGCCCCTTGTAGAGCGTGTAGTGGCTTTAGAGAACAAGCCCATTGTAGATACAAGTCAGTTTGCAACCAAGGAAGAATTAAAAACAATCTCTTTGACTCCTGGACCAAAAGGAGATAAGGGAGAACCTGGACCAAGAGGGGCGGACGGTTTACAAGGCCCTCAAGGATTGCAAGGTATTCAAGGGGAACGTGGGCAAGACGGACAACCTGGACCTCGTGGAGAACGAGGGGAACAAGGCCCTGCTGGCTTACCTGGACCAGTCGGCCCTCAAGGACCTATTGGTTTAACTGGTCCCAAAGGCGAAAACGGTCGTGACGGTGTAGGCATCCCTCAAAGAATCAGCATCAATGGAAACATCGTGTCACTTTCTGACGGTGGTGGAAGTATTATCTTACCAGCTAATAATGCAGGTGGACAAGTCAACGAATACGAAATCCACGGCACTGGTATGCCTAATGGTAGAGTTAGCGCGCCTGTGGGGACAACCTATGTGGACACAGCGGTCACTAATGGCGCTTTGAAATGGATCAAACGCTCAGGAACTGACTCTCAGGGATGGGAGGTGCTAACTGGGGACACTGGTTGGCGTACTCTCCCTATCGTGTCAAAGCTAGGAGCTTCTTATTTAAAAATCAGACGTGTAAATAACATGGTTACTTACCAATTCGGTGGGTTAAGTTGGGGCTGGTTTGGTATTGTCAGACGTGGAGGCCCTGGATACATCCTGCAGCCTAGTGATAGAGAAAGAAACTGTTACATTTTAGGTCTAAACGGTGTACCTGTAGGCTTTAGGTCAGAGTTTAGCTTGATTGGTGGTATTTACAACGACAAGGGATCGCCTTATGGCACCTGGTACTTAGGAGGTGTTGGAGATAGTAACATGCTGAGATTTCAGTTTACTGATCCTGTCCCTACTGATAGGGACATCGGAGACATTCGTGTCAGCTCTATCTCATATCTTACGAGTGAGCCTTGGCCTGACCGCTTGCCATAATTTTTAAAGGAGAATAAATGAGTAAAACTAATGAAATGATCCAGTTCTTTATTGAAAAAGCAGACGCTGGAGCTGGTGTAGACTATGACGGAATGTACGGTTATCAGTGTGCAGACTTAACTTGCATGGGTGTCTACAAATTCTTTGGTGCTCGACTTTGGGGGAATGCTATTGACTTGCTACGCTCAGCAGAAGCAGCGGGACTACAAGTGGTCTATGGCGCTCAATATCCAAAAGCTGGTTGGTTCTTCGTCAAGAACTTCGTGGCAGGAGATGGTGTGAACTACGGTCACACTGGTCTTGTCTATGAAGATTCAGACGGTTCTACAATTAAGACCATTGAACAGAATATCGATGGCAACTGGGACTATCTCGACGTTGGTGGACCTTGTCGCTATTATGAACGTTCAGTCAATTCAATCGTAGGTTATATCGTACCACCTCAAGAAGACCAGACTGGTTGGAAACACGATGACACTGGCTGGTGGTGGAGTCGTAAAGATGGCTCTTACCCTACTTCAAAATTTGAAGCAATTAACGGTAACTGGTTCTATTTCAACGATAATGGCTATATGTATGCTGACCAATGGCTGCATCACACAGATGGCAACTGGTATTGGTTCGATAAAGACGGATACATGTCCAATAGTGGCTGGAAAAAATCAATGGCAAATGGTACTACTTCAATGCAGACGGTGCCATGCAGACTGGCTGGGTTAAATACTACGAGAAATGGTATTACCTGGATGCTGAAAACGGCGATATGAAATCAGATTGCTTCGTGCCGTATAATGGTGGCTACTATCTCATGCTTGAAGATGGTCGATTGGCCGATAAAGAGTCATTTACTGTAGAGCCTGACGGGCTCATTACTACTAAATAAAAAATACAGAAAGAAATTCAAAATTTAATTACACTTAACCGCTGGCTTTTTGCTAGCGGTTTTTTGTTTGCTCTGAAGGTACTTCTGAATTAAAAAAGTAATGATTTTTCACTTTTCTTATTTTTTTACGAATAGATAAGTAGGAGGAAGAAATATGAAGATTTTAAATATTGAATTAGCAAATGTAGAGCAGACAGACTTAGGCTTTGAACATTGGGTAGATGTTACTTACACGGTGCCGATTTTGAAAAATGAATACACTGTCAAGTTGTTGCTTTTGATGGAATGTAAGATAGAGGACCAGGAAGTCATTGAGTATCTGGTATCAACTTGGAAGTATCGTGATCTCGTGCTGCATTCGGTAAGGATGTACGAGATGGAACGAAGTGATCACACATAA